TTATTACTCAAGAAATCTATTGCATTATTGGTTATATGTTTTTCAAATGGTTTACCTGTATCATCCCAATACAAATAATTAATATCCGTAACTTTATCAAATTCATAAAAGTGATTTAATATTTTTTTATCAGGTGTGATAATTGGATGTTCATTTAACCATTTGTAATCTTCCAATACTTTATCCGAATCAGGATGTTTTTGTATTATGAAGAATGATTTATCGTCTTTGGGTTTAACCCATAGGGCTGATAATCCATTGTTTTCGTGTAATGGATGTAAGAATGGTTCTTTAAATATTGGAATAATACAATACATCGTATTACAATATATAACATATTTTTGTAAAAAACAAGCTTTTTTTAACCAAATTGTTGTGGACTCGAACCACCTAATTCTAATTTATCAAAGAATTTTTCTTTACTACCCGCTATATCCGCAGTTGTATAAGTTGATTCATCATAATGTTTTAAATCAACAACTGAACCATCTTCATGAACTTGAGGTATGACAGCCCAATGTCTTTCTGCATCTTGAGTTTTGTTTATAATTAAATAACATTTTTCATCAGGTAGATAAACTCCACCCACATATGTATAATTATTTCCATTTCTACCATAAGTATTTATATAATTACCATATCCATTATAATAATTTTGTAAACCACTTTCCCAAAAATACATAGGATTAGCTATATAAACTGGTAATGTACTATACATTTTAAAACTAAACAATCTATCAAAATGGTCATATTGATTGGAATCTAACAATTCAAGTTCATCACCCAAATATCTTGTTAATGAATAAAAATTAGCGTTAAGAATTACTTTATCAAAATCTCCTATTTTTTTACCAATATGTGGTGGAACTCCAGATTTTGAATCAGAACCTTTAACATAATCAAAAGAAGCTTGAGAAAACAATGGACCATCATTAGATGGCTGCCAATCACCTCGTCTATGAAATTGCTTTGAAAAATCTGAATGCATATATCTAGTGGTGAAAGAATGAGCAGAGTCATTCCACAAATAACCACCATCATCGTTTATAGTAACACTAAGAGCTTTATCTGGACCACCAACCATATCTGCTGGATGTATGTAAGTTGGAGGATTTGATTCTTCTTTTTTTACAGGTGCCACTTTATTTAAAGTTTTTTCAACGAGAGACTGTCCTTCAGGTGTTGAAGTATCCACTCCAACATCATTCGTAATAACCTGTTCAACATTGTCTCTTTTTTGTTGAGCGTTTTTATCTTTATCACCAGTGTCTTGTTTGTTTTCGTCAAAATAATTGTGTGGACTTATTCTGAATTGTGTTTCTAATGTGGTGTACCAACCAGTTGAATCTACTGTATGTGATACTTTCATAACTTGAAAATAAACTTTTTTTACATAAACTTCAGGTAAATAATCAACTTTAAATATATCACCTGGTGTTAAAGTTGATATACCATATGTGGTTAAAGATAAAGTTAATGGTAAAGGTATTGGAATGTGATGATTTTCTGCTATATATTCACCTAATACTTTAGCTTTTTCATAATCTTTATAACTAACGACATTGTTTTTAGTATTTTCAAGCATTTTTTGAATCGCATCAGCAACATTATGTCCACCTTGTGCAGTGGTGGTGTTACCATCATTATCGTCTCCTTCTTGATTTTTTATTATAGTCTCTTTTACTCTTTCAAGTGATTTAACAGTAATTTCTTTATTATAAACTCCTTTAGTTTTAGTCGCTCCTAATTTAGAGTCAGCAGATTCAAAAAATTGAAGTTTTTTCTTTAAATTTATTTTTCCAGAGTCTACATTTAAAAGGTTATAAGTGCCAGAATCAGGTAAATATCTAAATCCTTGAGTTTTAACCTCTCCCTCTTCACCAGCTTCATTTGCTGTTACATCACCAGGACCAGGATTGTTTAAAATACTTTGTAAAGCAGAGTGACTTGTCACCACACGATTTATTTGTGTTGTTTTTGCTGGTGTGCCTGACATAGCTTGAACTGCATACATACTACCAATATCACTATCAGGCATACTTAAAGAAACATCATAATTTGTTACTATAGAATTTTTACTCATAATTTCAAATTTAAATATTCTATCAAATTCATTTTTTTGAGAGTTTTCCTCACCTGAACTTACATTGACATAGTTCGCGTCAACAACCTGAATGTGATTATCTTGTCCAGATACTTTCCAATCCCACAATCCATATGATTCTTCATTTATTGCATCTAAAATTGTAGTAAGAATGTCTTTAAATGATTTATTTTGTTTATCTCTAAAAGCTTCTTTTACAAGATTAACATTAACAAAAATATCTCTAATGGGTATTCTTTTAAGTTTTCTATCAAGTTGCGAAACAGGCCCATCATCACCATCATACGCTTTGTTTTCACCAGTTTTAATAACTTCTTTAAAAGCTTTTGCAAAATCATTAAGTTTCTTTTTTAAATCATCTACAGATTCAACACCAACATCTGGATTTTTTAAAAAATCTCCTAAAAATCTTTCTAATTTTAAACCCTCTTTATCCGCAATCGCTTTAGAATTAAAACCATAAGTATAGTCCCAATGAGTTGGAATTAAAAAGTTAAGAGGTTCGGTAGCTCTTTTTTGTCTATTTTCAAGCTCTTTTTCATAAGAAGTATAAGATAAAGTAGAATCAATTTTAACCGAAGTTGTTGTTGATGTGTCAGCATTAATTGATGTTGCATCATTTCCATGCCCAAAATATCTATTAAAAATTCTATCTTCCAATAAACTAAAAGATATATAACTATTTGAATTATCAACACTATCACCTTGAATAAATATACCACTAACAGTACCAAAAGCACTTGGAATAAATGATTCACTTGCAAATGAATCAAATATTAATCCAGCTACCCATTCATCAAACGCAGTTTCATCTGCTATTGTAATAGTAGAATTAGCTAATTTTTCTTGTAAACCCTTAACTGCAGAGTTAATGCTCTTTCTATCTCTCTTACTAGCTAAACTTAGAGCTTGTTCAACAGCTATCAAACTATCTAAATCATATTCAAATTTAGCAGTGCTTCCCTCTCCAGTGGGGTCTTTAGCCATATTTAATAAGGCAGCGTTTTTAGATGTTAAGGTTAAACTACATTCAACAGAACCATTTTCTAATATTTTTGACTCATACCCAGTGACAATACCAATTATGGTTTCACAATCACCAGCATTTTCTGTTACGAATCCATCTTTTGTCTGTCCTGCGCTTGTTTCACCATATAATTCAGTTAAAACTCCACCTGGTTCTGTAGTTTTTACAATGTCCTCTGGATTGTATAAACCAGTTTCTGAAGTAAGTGCATCCCAACCAAAATCAAGAAATATCTGAGCACCTGGTCTTAAAAAATACTTTGAATATATACTATCAAAATCTGCAAAGTTATGAACTACAAAATTAATTGTAGTTACTTTTACAGCTCCTAACACTCCTTCAGTCTCACTTGAAACTGAAACAATACCAGCTTGTGGTTTTAAAAATGCATTGTTG